TTCCCATCATAAATAGGCTCTATTTTTTCTTTATAAGTTACTCCAAAATATTGGCATATTGCTTTTACAGTAGCTTCTACTAATTCGCTTCTATTGTTTTTAAGTATTTTTAAATCATCTAAGTTTGAATAGAATCCATACTCAACTAATACACTTGGCATTGAAGCTTTATATATTACAGTAAAGTTTTCTGACTTAACTCCCCTATCTTTTGCATTATGATCTAATTCTTTCACAACCTTTACTATATTATCATTTAAAACTTTAGCAAAGTTCTTTGATGTAGTAGAAGCATTTTTAGCAATATAAGTTTCAGTACCTCTAGCACTTTCGTTTGAGTAGGCATTGGCATGAAGTGATATAAAAATAGACTTAGGCTTAGAATTTCTTAACCAATAATCATTAGCTAAAGAAGCTCTAGTTGATAAGTTTATATCTGATACTTTATCAGGATTAGGATTAGTTAAAAACACTTTTATTCCTAAATCTTCACACCTAGCTTTTATTTTGTGTTGCATATCATTATTAAATTCCCACTCATAGAAGTTTTCTTTTGCATTGTTTTTCCCTTTAGTTGATTTTGCATGACCTGCATCTAGTATCAATAAATTCATGCTATACCCCCACCTTTTCTTTTATAACTTTTATATCATCTTCTATAGCTTCAAGTTTATTATTATTATTTTCTAAAGCTATAGCAAATTTATCTAACTTGCTATCAAACTTTTCTATTGTATCTCTATACATTTCCCTGTCTAGCTTGTTATCTTCTCTAAGATTATCCATTATTTTATTTATATCTTCTCTTGATGTCTTATCTTTTTGAACAAAGTAATAAGCTAAGCCAACAACCGAAGCTATTGGAAATCCTAGATTTGCAATTATATCTTCCATAACATAATCATCCCTTTTGTATAAAAAATAAGGCTAAGGAATTAATCCCTAGCCTTTTTTGATTTAATTTTTATATTAGCCTATTGCAATCCATTTTAATTCTTTCCCTGTAAGCGAGCCGTTTGTAGATGAGTTAGTTCCGTCGTGAATCCCTAATTTGCAATTCGTAGAATTAATGTAAACACCACCAATATTGAGCTTGTATGTACGATCAAAGTTACTAGAAGCATCTCCTTTGATGTTCGAAGTTGTTACAAAGTTTGTAAACTTGTTATATGTAAGCATTATTCCTGTATAATTATCTTTTTCATACACATATAAAAAATCTATTTCAAACGGGAAATCTATCTGAATGCAAGCTTTTGTAGGAAATGTTCCACTACTTAAATACGATAAAGTAAGGTACTCATCTTGTATAACAACAGTCCCGCTTGCTATTTTTTTTTGTTGTAAATTTTTTACTTTATTAACTAAGTTTAATACTCCTTCAGTATCACTACATTCTATATCTTTATCAATAAGTGTATCTTTAAAATAATCTTTTGTAGCTTGTAAAGAGTTTTCAATCTCTGCAACTTTATTTTTAACATCTTTTAAAGTAGCAGAATCTTCTAATTTATCTATATCTTTTTTTAGATTTATTCTTTTACCTTCGCTAGTTTCATAATATTTCCCTTCTACAGTACAATCAAATACAGTTACCCAATCTTGACCATTTATGCTAACTTCGGTTTTGGTTTCATGATATTGAGTTGTAGTGTTCCCATTTGGGAAAAACCTTCTTATTCTTATTCTATCTATATCGTAAATACCACCTAAATCAACTACAACGTTTCCTAAACCACTAAATGTAAATGATACATTGTCATTTCCATCTGTAACAACAGAAGCATCATTTGTTCCCGCCTTTGAAGGTGTTACAGTTTTACCTAGTGCCACGTTTATATTGTTATAATCATAGGCACATATTTCATTCCAGTTATTGTTAGCCCCGTTTGTATTTCCATTTGACCAATCTCGTATGTATCTTATTTTCATGCAATCACCTCCTTATAATAAGTCTATAATTTGATTACAAGAATTTATTAAAGCTTCTCTATTTCCATTTAATTCAGTTTGCAAATTAGTTATAGCTTCTTCTACAGTTGAGCCGTCTAACATTTTTACATTACTAGCAACTAATTCCAGCCCATCTATTTTACCTTTTACTTCTTGAATGGCATTATCTATCTTATCCATATTTCTATTATGGACTTCTATGTCATAGTTTTCATTAAGTAGAGGTTTTTCAAGTTGTAGGTTATCACTTGTTACTGCTCTTACTATTCCTTTTTCATCTTTTATATATTTTTTAGCCATATTATTTACCTCCCCTCAATTCACTAGAGTTTCTAATTTCATCGTGAGTATAATTAGCTAATTGCTCGTGAGTATATTTTGATATATCTGAATGAGTGTTATAATTATACTTATAAGTATGTGCTAAATGACAAGGCTTAATTTCATTTACAACTCTATCCATTTCCTCAAAGCTAAGTGGAACTCCTATTGTAGATATAAAAGATACTTCAAAGCTATAATTGGTATGGTCTACATTTATTTCAACTATACCGTTTGAATAAGCTTCACAAATATTTTTTATAACTTCAATACTAGTAGTACCTCTACTTCTCATTTTAGCCTTTATATTTTCTCTTCTCGTTTGATAATCAAAATTATTTTTAGATATACCAAGCATTTTTTCCCATTTATCAAGGCCAAAAGTTGCACTATCAACATAAAATTGATTTAAAGTGTTTTCAACTTCATCATTTATAGAATTAGCTTCTACAGTAAAAGAATTTTGTATAGGTTTAGTTATGTCATTATCATAAAAAGAAGGTAGTTTATTGATTAAACTCAACTAAACCACCTCCACTAAATTTATTCCTGATATATTTATTATTTTATCTTCTGCTATAGATATATTTATATTATTATCATTTACTAAAAGACTTGTTATATCTTCTATACCTAAATGATTAGCTAATAATCCATATACTTTAGAATAAGTAAGCTCTGTTGTAATATCTTTTAAATACTCATTTAAAGAAGCTTCAAAGTCTAGTTTAACATCTTCTATGTCATAACCTTCTTTTAGCTCTATAGTTGCAACTATGCTTACATTTAAGTTACTTGGAGTAGTTACAGTCAATTGACACCCTATAGGCATATTTTCTTCGATATGTAACTTGCAAGTTTCAATTATTTCATCAGTTACAGGCTTATTATCATTTCCTGTTATCATAACCTTTACAGTACCGTTACCATTATGTAATGGATAAACCACTGCCCTACCAACTCCATTTACTTCTAAAGCCCATTCTTCATAGTGATTTTTATTTCCACTAGTACTTGGATTATTAACAACCTTAACAAATCTTTTTCTTAAATCTTCATCAGTTTCAATATCTACCCCATTAACAAATTCAATTTCATTTACTAATTTAGTAACTTTATCATTTTTTTCAACTAATTCAAATTCAGTATTTGCAAGTAAGTTATATTTATATCCTACTTCATTAGCTTCTACATGTAGGATATTGTCATTAGGAAGTTCTATATCATTTAATACAGTAAAATATAAATCGTTGGCTTTTATAAGTGTACCATTAGTTATAGTTGCACCGTCTTTACCTTCAACTTTTATTTCTCCTGTAGCTTTTACACCTTCTTTTCTATATACCCCAAATTCAGATACTCTTTTATCTAAGTAAGTATCAAAACTATCCTCTATAAATCCAAGGCTTAATATATCACCCATGTTTATATAAGCTTTTGCTAGTTCTTCAACTATTGGGGCTACCATATTAGAAGTGAAACTGCCTTCCCTTTTATCAATATCTATATTTATATTATCAAGTATTCTTTGTTTTATAACTTCATAAGTTTGATTACTAAACATTAAATTACCACCTCACTTTCACCGTAAATTGTGGTTATTTTTATATCAGCACTTAACAATCCATTATTAAAAGAAGTATCAACAACAGTTACATCTAAAATATAAGGATTAATTAATAGTGCTTCTTTTATATATCTTTTAGCTTCTTCTTTAGTTAAGGAAGGAGTATATGCTTTACCTATTAAGTCCATTAACTCACTTCCATAGTCCCAACTATAAATTGAATAGTTATATCTAGGAGTTAATAGTGCCTTATATACCCATACCTTTATAGCATTATTACCTTCAACTATTTTAAAATCTCCATTTTGAATTATTGGAGTATTTCTTTTAAAGTCCCAAGCTACTTCACGATATAAAGGGAAGCTATTATCAACTTTTACTTCATCAACATTACTTATAAAAGGGAACAAACTCATATACTCACCACCTTATCTAAGATTATAAATTTATCATCAATTCTAAGTAATATTACTTTGTCATTAGCATTTAATTCATCTTTTAAATTATGAGTTACATTACATTCAGTAGCAGCTATACTTGCATTATTAGATAACAATAAACTTTTAGAAATTAAAAAATCATCTTTATCTAAAACTAGATCATTAAGATTAACTTTTAAATTAGGTAAAGGAGATATTACTTTTGCAATAAAAAAAGAAGCTTCAACTTTAGTAGCTTCACCCATTAAACTATATAATTCTAAAAATGGATTTTTCATTTTAATAATACCTCCTTGCTCTTACATATCTACTTGAGTAATAACTTGATGATAAGCTATCATATTTAACGGGCTTAGATTTGTTAGGAGCATGAATAAATTGACCATTACCAACATACATTCCAACATGACCAACTTCGGCACTTGTAGTCTTAAAGAATACTAAGTCCCCTACTTGTAAACTTGATTTACTAACTAACTTTCCACTCTTAGACTGTGTTAAAGATGTTCTAGGAATAGATATACCAAGTTGTTTATGACACCATAACATTAAACCACTACAGTCAAATGTGTTAGGACCTGTTGCTCCCCATACATATTTACAACCAAGTTTTGATTTAGCTAAATTAACTAGCTTTTCACCTATAGAATTTGAAGAATTACTTGATGATGAATTACCACTTGATGAATTGCTTGAATTATTACTTGAAGTAGCTTCGGTTTCGTCTTGACCTGCCGACACTTCATTCATAATATTTTTAAAGTTTAATTCTAAATCTATAGTATAGTTTCCACCTTGCCAAGTATGAGTATCACTATCTATATAAAATAAACCTATTAAGCCTGTGTTAGTATCTTTTACTTGGACTCCATATCCTGTTATACAAGTAGTGTCGCCAAACCCACTCAATGAACAACTTTGTTCAACTCCATTAAGCATAGTTTTAGCTTCTGCATTAGCATCTTTATTATCTTCCTTTTTATAAACTTCTTGGAACAGTCCATAAGTTTTAAGCCATTCATCATTCTTAACTTCTGACACTTTATTTCCATTATCATCAACGATTAACATTTT